GTTGTCCGGGTCGATCCTTGCGGAATAGGTGGATGATTTCCGACGCGGGAACGCGGGTCGTTTGCGGAGTCGCTGCAAATATCTTCTTTGCGCCGGGATGTTCACGATACAGGTGATAGGCGACGCGCCGGCCAATGCCATCGAACTCAATGCCACGGTGAAAGGTATTGCCGGTAGTGAAGTTCACGGCTTCGGCTTCGTTTTTAGCCAGATAGTCGGACTCGATAATCTGCACCTGAAACGGTAGCGGCAAACGATCCTCTGGACGACGCGGGCGCAATCGAATCAAGACTTCGCCGGATTCGACCATGGCGCGAAACGCCAGCGATTGCAGTCCATAGATGTCGAGCATGCCATCCGCATCAATGGCGCGGGTTTCGCAATGCTGTTCCCACATAGCCTGTACCGTTGCAGCGCGGTTCTTCGACTTGCTCTTGAACTGGGCGCGAATCCCATAACCCACGGCATTGCCGACAACCGTTTGCAGGGCTTTGTTCGCCCATGGGTTATTGCGAACCAAATCCCTGCTTCTATTCCGAAGCGTGATCGGGTCATTATTGGCCGCATCGGCATCGGTCGATTGCGTGAGCCATTTAGCGAAGCGGCCTAGATGGCTTGACGCCTCATAGCGGCGCTGCTTGATCGGCTGGCCCGTGTGATCCAGCAAACCGGCATGACGCGGAGTCAGTCTGACCACGTTGCTCATAGCCCGTTACTTGTCGTCGGGAACCAAGCGCGGCCTCTCGCCGTGGCGGTCGTTTCGACGCCTAGTTCGGCTTTCATCTGGTCGCGCAGCGCAATCAGGTCGGATAGCTTCTGGTATTGCGTCACGCTGTCGGCATATTCGACGCGAGTAACGCCCAAGGCTATCGCCTTTTCGATTGCTTCAAGTTGGGATTGGGTATATGCCATGCCGCCACGATAGGCGACATAGGTCAATCAAACTAGGGGCAGATACTTTACAGTTTTTAAGCGGATACTCCGCCAGTCCACCCAAATTGATCAGGGGTTTTTATTCTTGCTGGCATCTGACCAAGAATAACCAATCCATCAACCGCAATACACATATCCTTTACGCCAAACTCTTCGCCTATCAATTCTTCCTTTCCGCCCCATTTTCGCCACAACTGCCATCCGGCAGACTTGCAGCACGTTAGGTCAAGCGCATAATTTTGAGAAGGTCTATAAGCGTATCCGTCAACATAAACAATAACATCATGATAGCTTGCCATTGCGTTTCCTTTTGTTTGTTAAAGTATCGAAGATGAACGTCTTGAACGCTTGACGTTATGCACGGCCTGACGGGATAGACCGACACGCTCGGCTATTTCCGATGAGGATAGGCCGGATTCTATGAGCCGGAATATCTCTTGATGGCGGGAAAGATGCTTGCGCTTGCCGATATAGACTTCGCCGCCATACTGTTGCCGCCATTCGATGATGCTTTTGCGCACATGCGGCATACAGCCAGCAGCCTGAGCGGATTCGAGCGCCGATTGAATCATGGCTTCCAGGTCGTCAATCGGATCGGCCATGCTTATTTCTTGAAAAGATGCTGAATGCTTCTATCGCCCTGAATGGCCTTGTCGAGGTTTCTGCCGAAATAGGTGGGCGCAAGACTGGTCAAGACTTGCTGGCCAATATCGACGACATCAATCCGTGGATTATACGGTGCGGCGGGTACATACCAGAAGATCGGGAACGCAATGCTTTTGCCATCTGCTCCTGTCTTGCGTTGCCAGATACCGGGCGGCAAGCCTTTGCCGTATTCGGTGATGGTAAAGAATCGCGCCTGGTTGATGCTTTGCTTCTTGGCCAGCCGCTTTTCAAACCGTGTGCGGCCTTTCTGATCCATGTTGGACTTATAGCCACCGTCATTGAAGGCTTGCAGATAGGATAGCAACTGCACCATGAATCCCCGTTGCGGGTTGTCATAGGCATCCTTCGGGCAGTATTCGGTTTCAATGGCGTAATGGTTCTCAGGCATCTTCTTAATTTTCTGCAAGCGATACTCAAACGGTTTCATTTCCCGCGTCGTACCGCCGCCATAGTGGTGCTGAAATACCTTCTCCCATGCCCTGCTATGAACGGCATTGACGCCAGGAACCCGCTTGGCTACCCCGCTGAACCGTTCCGGCATGCCTTGCTGAATCAGGCCCACATAAGCCGAAAACTCCGTGCGTCCTACCCGTGTCGGCTGACCTTGATTGATGCTGGCATTCGAGACAATCTCGCGCAGTGCGCCGGTATCCTTGTATACGCGGATCGCTTTCGTGGTGAACGGAGTAGGCTTGTGGAACAGGCGATGCTCTTGGTCGAGTTCTTCCTTGACGGCAAACGCCAGATCATTGACGGTCAACCGAGCGGCATAGCTAAGTTGCCGGTTGATGAGTTCCGGGAATTCCTTGGCCCACGCCGAGAATTCCTCGGTGATGGTAATGGTGAAGGTCATAGGATGGCACTCGACTGTCTGCGTGTGGCCCGCATCGGCTGACGCACTGGCATTGCCGCTGGCATCGCTTCCACTGGGATGGCTGGCTTGGCGGCTGGCTGTTTTGGCCGGGTCGCCGCTACGTTCTGCGCCACGGCTTTCAATCGGACACCTGACGCTTTGAGCGCCTCAAGCGCGGCTTGCGCGTAGTTGAAGCAATCCAGCGCCTCGTTACGGACACCTTGCGGCTTCTTCCAGGTGACAACCGGGAAGCCGGCCTTGTTGGTGCCAGTGTGGCGCTTTTCGCTCACAAGCTGCACAAAGTAGGCATCCGGCAAATCAGCGGCAAATGACACGTAGCGCGGCCTGTCGGGGTTGCTAACGCCAAAGGCGGAACGCATCATATCTTTGCCGGTATCGACGCCAATTAGGTACAACTGCACACCGTTCGACAGCTTGCTCCTGCTGACCTTGTTCGGCCAAAGCGGATGACTGCCAGGACGGCCCTTAATGGGGAATACCTTGCGGTTAGCCCGTGACCGGCAGAATTCGTAGACTCGCTGAGTATGCGAGCCGCCTGAGTCGATACAGGCCGCACGGACTCTCAGCAATCGGCCCATGTCAGTCTGATATTGCGCTTGCAGGATGGCATCCAATTCCGTCCACACTGTTGCATCGCCGGGATTGCCCCATAGTTGCAGATGGTCTAATACCCGCGCCTGTTCCATGCCGGTCCAGCCGAGCAAGGTACATTCCAGTCGGTCGTCTTGAGTATCAATGCCAGCGGTTATCAACACGACATCATCCGGTATTGCGTTGATGTCCCACGATTCGCGTCGCGCCATCAGTGCGGCATGGTCTACGGTTTCGCCGCTACGATCTTCCCAGCACTCGCCCAGTTGCAGGTTGACAAAGGTTTTCATCGTTTCAGGATGATCCTTTTTGTCGAGGAATTCCTTTACGATGTCTGAAAACTTCTGCCATGGCGAGTAGAGCGCCGAAACATGGAATCCTGCTGTTCCCGTGAATTCTTCTTTTGCTCGCCACTCATGCTCTGCCAGCATCCGCATTTTATCCGCATCGGTATAGTATGCGCCACAGATAGTACATACCATTCGCGCCGATGTCGGATCGCGGTCGTCCCAGTGCATGTTCCCGAATTTAAGCGTGTGGAATTCGCCACAATGCGGACATGGCAGATACAGGTATCGCTGATCGGATTTCTCGAAGGCTTTCCAGATGCGCGAACTACCCTCGATGGTCGGGGTACTCGCCATGATGAATTTGCGATTATGGAAGGTAACGGAACGCTGGCGGGCCAGAAACAGCGGGTCGCCTTCCGTGCCGGCTGAAGTCGGGTATCTATCAACTTCGTCTGCAAACACAATTCTGATTGGGCGGCTTGCAAGCCCTGACGGCGCGTTACTGCCAATCATGGTAATGTGGCCCCCTCGGAATCCTTTATGGAGGACGGTGTTTCCGCTATTGCGGCTCTTAGGGTCTGCAATCAGTTCCCGCAATGCCGGGGTATCCCGAATCATCGGCGCTAGACGGTCCTTCGAGAAAGTTTCCGCCATTTCCGTGGTTGGCTGGATAACCAGAATCGGGCCAGGGTCTTGGTGAATGTGGTAGCCGAGAACGGCCTTACTGATAAGGCTCTTGCCGATCTGACTGGCCGTGCAAAACACGACTTCCTTGATAGACGGATCGGATACCGCATCCATCATTTCCTTCTGATACGGCGCACGGTCAATGCGGAATTTACCCGGCTCTGAGGAATCCTCGGGGCTTAGGTATAGCTCGGCATCCGCCCATTCCGATACAGACAGGTCCGGTGGCGGCTGGAATACGCTCCAGAACTGATTAGCGACACGATCAATCGGGTCAAGGTATGCCACTCTCGGCTAACTCCTGTAATGCCTCATGAATCAACAATTTGGCTTCCTGTTCGGCTTCCTGCAATGTCGCAGCACCGACTACCTTAACGGCCAGCCGCCCCGGTAGATTGAGTAGTTTCGAGCGGACATTGCCCGCCATCGCTTCCCATCGAGATTGCACCACTTCAGCCGGTATGACGTTTTTCCTTTTGATTTCCTCTTCCAGCGCCGAAATGTTGGCCTGATGAAAGGTGAGCCGCGCCCTCTCAGCGTTGAAATCATAGGATTCCCCGTTGCTTGCTACGCCTAGTTGCTTGATAACTCGATTGCGTAGCCATTCGCCAGTTTTGTCGCACGGGAATCGGCCTTGCGCGTTCTTAGGTGGCGGATCGCCCTCATCCGCCATAGCATAGATTCGCCTGACGGATACGCCTACCAGTTCGGCTAGTTGCGGGGTTGTAATGGCATCAGCGGCCATAGGTATCGTTTAGACGCTCATGTTCACTTGCGCACCAGATGCACCGTTCCGCAGTCGGCACGGCCTTGAGTCTTGCGCCCTCAATGCGCTCGCCACAATCCCGGCAAAAATCAGACGCCCGCATCACATGCTTCCTTCGATGCGCGGCCCGGTACTGCTCCAGCCACTCGGATTGCGCTTGGGCTTTATCAGCGGCATCCATCAATCGCCCTCTCTTGCAGTTCTTTACCCATCCGCTCAATGATGTCAGCAGCCGTTAGCCTAGCGTCACGTATCTGATCTTCATTCCATCCGTATGGGTTTCTGAGTACGTGCAGGACGTGGTTTA